GTCTTTGTATTGGGTTGCATGTTCTTTAGGATCTACAATTACTTTGCATCCAAACATGTTTAGATGTTCAATAATTTTAAGAGATTCGTCAAGTACGCCTTTGTTGTAATCGCTTAGTATTACATAATCCCATTGAGAAAAATCACTACGCAATACATTTCTTAGTACAGCAGTACTATCGGCCACTTTGTCATCGTCTATACGTGTAATATAATGTCCGTCGCATATTATGCGTGTCTTAACACTACGTGGTTGATTAGTTCCAAATAATGTAACATCAACACCTAAACTTTTTAAATTTTCGTATACTAGTCCCGCTCCGCCTAGTGTTTCAACTTCACGCTGATATTTGACCACAGGCACAGGTGCTTCAGGGCTAATACGTGAACTAGTGCCGTAAATATATTTGTCGATGATTATGTCACCAAGAACTAAGACTTTCATAACTTTATTATACTTTCTTTTGAGCTATTTGTCAAGAAGATTTATAGTTTGGAATACAGTCTCTAATTTAGATAAGTTGACTTTACTTTGAAGTGTATTGCGCAAACCATGATGTAACGGTTTTGGCCATTTGGTAAAACTACACCAAGCATATCCGTCGTGTTCGTTATTAAGGATAGGAATAAATTCGTTGTCGGTTATGCAAAGATAGGTATGGAAATAAAAACGAGAATCTGGACTAATAAAACTTTCTAGAGGAAGAGTTTTTTTAATTTCAGGCAAGAATCCAATTTCTTCTTCAATTTCTCTTTGTAAGCCTTCCCAAGGGGTTTCTTTGCCCTCATTGGTTCCTCCTACAAGTCCCCACATATTTGAACGTCTGCTTTGGGTTCTGTGTAAAAACAAAAATCTATTAGTGTTTAAAGTGTAAAATAGTGCTCCACTACAAACTATATTATCCATACAAATAATTATCAGTACAAATAGTATTACCCGTCAAGATTGAGATGCCAAGTGCCTACAGGATATTCACCGTCGACACTAAGTAACCACTCTGTGCTATTCCAACGATATTGGATTCCTGTTTTTAAATTTGTAGTATATGTCACTGTATCTGAAGTAGAAGCATCAAAAACAATAATCCATTTTGAGCCGTCCCACTCAATGATATCATTTTCTGATGCAATGAAATCAGTGCTGTCATTGTTCTTCCAGGCACTTGGACCGTTAGTGTTACTAACGTCTCCTATGTTATCTAATATTAGAATTCTAAGGCCAGCAGTTTTTAAATCTACTGGATTAATTGTGGACGGATCTATAATATAATCTATACTAGTTCTGCCTGCAATGACATCGTCGTCTGGAAAACTATCAGCATCCCAGTTAACTACTAATTTAGTTTCGTCTAATTCGTTCAGGGTCAGTGTTCCGGTAATATTAGTATCGCTATCTAATTTACGCAAATGAATCCTGCTGATATCTGCTTCGTATAGTCCAGGGTGCGGCTCAAGTATTTGTCTCCAGTTAGTAGTACCGACACTACTATTATCAATTATTTGTAAAGTAGTTCCGCTTACATACACGCCGTAATCTTGATAATTAGTGGTTACTATTTGACTAGTATTAATTAAATCAGTAGCAGGCAATCTTACTCCGGATATGTCGTCTACTGCTCCTACCTCTACAGTGTCATCGTATGCGTTTAGAATAGGTCTACTTAACCCAAGTTCAATAGTGCCCTGGGACTCATCAAAAATACTTGTAATAATATTTGTAATAACACCAAGTCTTTTAACTTTTACTGGTGCACTTATGTAGACCGGCGTACTGAAAGTCAGTGTTGCAATATCTATTTCACTTTCTGTTCCAACAGGTATACTTCTTGAACTGTAGGTTATAGTTTCTAAATTTACTACGCTTAAACTTGTCCAATCTATGTAGTTCTGAGACGTTTGAATTTCTATACTAGGATTAAACAATACTAGTATCTGTTCTAATATTTGTAATTTTTGATCAGTATTAGAACTCCATATGTCACAATTTACAGTTAGTGTGTACGGTGCCGGCATTAAACGTTCAACTGTGTAGTTTTTACCTTGTGTATTTAAATACTCGTTGCCTTGTTCATCGTATGCTTTTTCTCGAATATTAACCTTGTTAGAATATGTTTTATCCCCTGTACGAGTTCTATCCATTTCCAACCCAGTAACATACAATGCCATTCTAGGAGCACTCGGCAATTTATTTTCAGAATTTTCACGTATGATGTGTGCTGCTTGTCTAGTTATGTCTCCGTACATTACAGGTATTTGGGTAAGATTTCCCTTGCCGTCTTTGTAAGAAAACCCACTCATCATTCTCACCATTTGGGTAATGTAGCGTCTTAGTTGTCCGTCATAAAAATGTTCCATTAGTTATCTGCCTTGGGTTTAAGTGCTTTTGATAAACTTTGTTTTTCCTGCACTGTTTCTCCACCAATGGTAGATGAAGCATCATTATTAATAAACGATGTAATTTTAGTGTTCCTGGTATCGGTATTAGTAAGAGTCATTCTTACATCATCCTCTACTTTAATCCATCTTCTTCCGTCGTATTTAAATAATCGCTTGGGCATAAAGTCCGTTCTTAGGAAGTAATCGCCTTCTAGATTATCTAACGGAAAACTAATGCCAGCGCCGTATGTTGCACCATTTGGTGTATCACCTACTCCGAGTAGATAGCCTGTGTATCCTACTCTATCTGGCGCAGCATCGATTTGATCCGCTGTTAAAATTCCACTGGCGTCTAAATCCGTTTCGTCTGCTGTGCGTAAATTAATTTTACCTGACTCGGGATCTTCGTCTAACGTGTAATAATGGCTAACATCATAACCTGATTTAGCAGCATCAGCCTCTGCTTCCGATACAACAGCGTCATTGATTGCTTGTTCTTTATTGTAAGTAGAAAGTAAGTCTCTTAACGAACCGTCTCCCGGAGCCTCTTCGTCCATTGGTAGATCAAGGATTTCTTTATATTCTTGACTGTCCATTATCTGTTTTAATTTTAATCGATATAAGTGCGGATACCATGTTGGACTGAACCCTTCTGCTGCTCGATTAATATCTTCAATAACATAAAATCTTTTTAATGCTACTGAGTAATCATTTTGTGCATACTCGTCACGTAAGTGCGGTAATTCAATAACATCACCGGGCATTAACTTTCTGCCTATTGTAGTTACACTGTTCCTAATATGTACTGTCATAAACAATATGTCATTACTTAAAAACAATCCAAACTGACTTAGGTCAAAATCAATGTCTTGAACATTATATATTCCGCGAAGTTTGTATATATCAGGATCATATTTTCTGTCTCTGTTTTCTAAAAACAGCATATCCTGTATTTGTGTTTCATCTTTTACAGTAGTACCGTCATCTGTTCCAATATATTTGTGAACAAATACGTCTGTACCACCTATAGTAAACATCTCCTCGATCTGTCTATCAAGGAATTCATAATCTTTACCACGTTCTGACTTGTATAATGATAATCGAGGCATACACATATTTATCATAAATACTATTGGAGAACAAAACATATGTCAGTACTTGCAACTAAAAAACAAGAAATTTTTGATTATGTCTATACTATGCTGGGCGGCGGCATGGTAGATGTAGAACTTGATCCTATTCACTACGAAACAGCATTAACTAAGGCACTTACTCGATTTAGACAACGATCGGATAATTCGGTTGAAGAAAGTTATATTTTCTTACCTTTGGTTATTGATCAAAATGATTATACTTTACCCCAGGAAATAGTAGAAGTACGCAAAGTCTATCGAAGAACTATCGGCTCGCGCTCAGGCGGCGGCGACGGTGGCACTGTATTTGAACCATTTAATCTTGCTTATACAAACACTTACTTGTTAAGTAGTTCTAATATGGGCGGGTTAGCTACGTATGATTTGTTTGCACAACATCAAGAGCTAGTAGGTAGAATGTTTGGTTCATTTATTGAATTTAAATGGAATTCTGCAACTAAAAAACTTACAATTCTTCAACGTCCGAGAGCAGACGAAGAAGTATTACTTTATTGCTATAATTATCGTCCAGACAGTCAACTGTTAGACGACTACCTTGCAATACAATGGATCAAAGATTATACACTTGCTAGTTGTAAATATATGCTAGGCGAAGCACGTTCAAAATTTGCTACTATTGCAGGACCACAAGGCGGTTCAACACTTAATGGTGATGCACTAAAAGCAGAAGCACAATCCGAAATGGAAAAACTAGAAGCTGAAGTAAGTTTAGCAGTATCGGGCGGTACTGGATATTCTTTTGTTATAGGCTAAGTTACTATCGGATTAAAACGCTTGACACCTCCTTAAAATTAAGTTATACTACATAGTATACTTTAAGGAGATTCGTATGTTACCTAAACTACTAATTGTCGGTCACGGCCGTCATGGTAAAGACACTGTGTGTGAAGTACTACAAGATTACGGATACACGTTTCAGTCTAGTTCTAAATTTTGTTCGGAACTTTTTATTTTTAATGACTTAAAAGACAAGTACGGTTATGCTGATGAAGAAGAATGTTTTAAAGATCGACATCATCATCGCACTGAATGGTATAATATGATACATAACTATTGTAGTGATGACTTAGCAAGACTGGGACGTAACTTATTCTCCGAACATGATATCTACTGTGGTCTACGTAACAAGCGTGAATTCTTTGCAATGCAAAATGAAGAAATATTTGACTATGCTATTTGGGTAGACAGAAGTGATCATTTACCTAGTGAATCTCCCACATCAATGAGCATTGAGCAATGGATGTGTGATTATACTATTGATAACAATGGCGACTTACAACGATTAAAAAAGAATGTACATGTACTGATGCAGACCATTTTTAAAAATCAGGGCGTAGATCTCCCTGCTTCCAACGAACGCCTTGTTTTTGCATAATACGTTGACAATTGGCACAAATTGTTTTTAAGTTATTAGGATGACAGTTTTCTAAATCACCGTCTATATGGTATACATTAAACTGTTCGTCGTGCTTAGATTTAAAACCACATTTTTCACAATCGTTCTTCTTTATATATCCGCGTTGCTTCCATTTCGGTATGCCGTGATTTACTCCGTGCTTTAGACAGACTTCACACAGTTTGCGATAATAAGTTTTGTTGTTTTTGTAGTAGTTTATTGCAGCAGGGCGCTGTCGGCATCGGCATAATGGTCTCATATTGTATTTACCTCACCTTTTGCACCCCTTTTCGACGCGGTATTACGGGTTGTTTTACTTAGGATATGCTAAATACTTGTAACAAACTCAGACCCAGTTTATAGGAGAACTAAAATGGCATTATCATCACCAGGTGTTGAAGTTAAGGTAATCGACGAAAGTTTTTATACCCCAGCTGAACCCGGCACCGTACCAATGGTTTTTGTAGCCACTGCCTCGAACAAAACAAATGGCGCAGGCACAGGCACAGCAACGGGCACTATAACAGCAAATGCTGAAAAGCCTTATTTAATTACTTCGCAGAGAGAGTTAGTAGACACTTTCGGCGATCCAGTATTTTATACCGACGTAAATAACAATCCAGTTCACGGCGGCGAACTTAACGAATATGGATTACAAGCAGCATACTCGTACTTAGGTGTAAGCAACAGAGCATATGTTGTAAGAGCAGATATAGACTTAGGCGCATTGGAGCCGACAGCTACTGCTCCTACTGCTAATCCAGCAGCTGATACATATTGGTTGGATACTGCATCAACAGCTTTTGGTGTTTTTGAATGGAATGGAGCCGCAGCTACTACTGCTGGAGGCCAAAGTTTTTCTGTAAAAACTCCTATCGTAATTACCGAAGTTGTTAACGTAACAGGATCAGAAATCTCCCCTGGAGCACCAAAAGCTTCTGTAGGATCAATTGGTTCATATGCATTAGTTGCTGTTACAAACTTATCTACCTTATGGTATAAGAACTTATCAAATCAGTGGGTAAAAGTAGGTACACAAGATTGGGTTAAGAGTAGAGCAACTGTAACAGGTACACTAGCACCAGGAAGTTTAACAAACGGTGCTGACTTTGACTTAAATGGTGTTAATATAGTTGCAAGTGTAAGCGATACTGTAGCAGGAATTGCAAGTCAAATTACTTCAGCAGGTATTTCAGGGATAACAGCAGCAGCAGTCAACGGTGCATTACAGATATATTCAACAGATGCAAACGTAGTACTAACTTCCGGCAGTGGGGATAATCTACTAGGCGAATTAGGAATAACAGCTGGTACATATTATGTACCTAAAGTAACTATTGCTCCGCACACACAAGTGCCAGCATATAAGTCAGGTGATAGCACTTCGCGCCCAACAGGATCTATTTGGATCAAGACAACAATTCCAAATGCAGGTGCTAATTGGGTAGTAAACCAGTTTAACGGTGATACAGAGTTATTTGACAGAATAAGTGCACCTGTATATACTTCTAATTCAAGTGCTTTATTTAATCTTGACGGTGTAGGCGGTGGCGCAAACTTAGCTATCGGCGATTTGTACGTGAAGGCTAATGTAGCAGAAGAATCAAATGGTATTGTAGATTTTAAAGTATACTCGAGGATAGCACGTGGTTCAACAAGTATAACTAGCTCTACTGTTGAAGCTAGTACAGTTAGTGCAGGAACTTACACATTTACAATTTCAGAATCAGATGCAGGCACTGAAGCACTTTCTAGTGCAGTAACAGTATCGATAACAGCAGCAGGAGCAGTTACAGATGCAGATCTTATTGCTGCAGGCGTAAACGGAGCTGGTTTAGAAAATGTTTCGGCAAGCGTTGATGCTGCTAACAGAGTTGTTATTACACATACACAAGGTGGCGAAATTTACCTAGTTGACACTGACGATTTGCTAACTGATATTGGATTTACTCCTTATAACGTTGGCACAGGCGCTGGCACTGCGAATCTTTACAACGGTCCAGGAATTACTGATGCATCAGAAATGGTTGCAACATTATGGCAACCGCTAACTTACGTTGCATCAAGCAACAAGCCAACTGCTCTTGCAACAGATGGACAGTTATGGTACAGTTCGATTGTCGACGAAGTTGACATGATGGTACACAATGGTACTACATGGGTAGGATTTAACAACGCTACAGATTACAGTCTTGCAAGCGTTACGGTTTCCGCTTCAGAACCCACTGGCCCATCTACAAATGATGTTTGGATTGACACTAGTGATTTAGAAAATTATCCAACAATTTATAGATGGAATAACAGCTTAGGTGAGTGGCGCAGTGTTGATACTTCAGATCAAACCACAGAAGATGGCATATTGTTTGCTGATGCAAGATATGGCATTAGTGGCGGAACTGCTAGTACAGCTCCAACAGGATCAATTAGCGAATTACAAAATAATGATTACTTAGATCCAGACGCTCCAGATCCTGCACTATATCCAAAAGGTATGTTGCTTTGGAACACACGCAGAAGCGGATTTAACGTAAAAGAATTCCGCAGAAACTATGTTGACCTTAATGCTGATAACGCAAGATTTTCACCTGGTGGAATTGATCAAGACATGGGTGTTTACTATCCACATCGCTGGGTAACAGTATCTGCTAACCAACCAGACGGAACTGGATCATTTGGACGCATTGCACAGCGCAAGGTTGTTATACAAGCATTGCAAAGTGTTGTTAACAGTAATCAAGACATTAGAGATAACGAGTCTAGAGTGTTTAACTTACTTGCAGCGCCGGGATATCCAGAGCTAATCGGAGAGTTAATTACTCTTAATGCAGATAGAGGTTTAAGTGCATTTATTGTTGGCGATAGTCCATCTAGACTAACACCTGATGCAACTTCATTAAACGAGTGGGGTAACAACGTTAATCTAGCAGTTGAAGATAACGACAACGGGTTAGTTAGTAATCACGACTATCTAGGTGTGTTTTATCCATGGGGTTCCTCAAGTGATAATGCTGGTAACAACGTAGTTGTTCCACCAAGCCACATGATGTTGCGCACTATTGCATTAAGCGATCAAGTTAGCTATCCATGGTTTGCACCAGCAGGTACAAGACGTGGTAGTGTTACAAATGCTAGCTCTGTAGGATATGTTGACGCAGAAGGAGAATTTGTAAGTATTGCGCTCAATGAAGGGCAAAGAGATACACTTTATGGTGTTAATGTTAACCCTGTTACATTTATTACAGGTGCAGGCATTGTTAACTTTGGCCAAAAGACAAGAGCATCTGCAGGTGCACTAGATAGAATCAACGTTTCACGTTTGGTTATATATCTACGCAGCCAGCTTAACAGACTTGCTAAGCCTTATATATTTGAACCTAATGACAAAATCACTAGAGATCAAATTAAACAGTCAGCAGAAAGCTTGTTAACTGAGCTAGTTGGACAAAGAGCACTTTACGACTTCCTAGTTGTATGTGACGAGTCAAACAACACACCGAGTAGAATAGATAGAAATGAACTTTATCTAGATATTGCAATTGAGCCAGTGAAAGCAGTTGAATTTATTTACATTCCGCTACGCTTAAAGAACACTGGGGAAATAGCAGGACTATAAAATATGGGCTCTAAATAAGAGCCCAATATTTGATAAATAATTATATAATAGGAGTTAATTAAATGTCGATTTCAACATTATCAAAAATAACAGTTCCGTTAGCTAGCGATGCTAATGCCGTTAGCCAGGGCTTGTTAATGCCTAAGTTGCAATATCGCTTTAGAGTATCCTTAGAAGGTTTCGGTGTTTCTGCAGGGGAAGTTACAGAGCTTACAAAGCAAGTCATGGATGTGACCCGTCCTGTAGTAAACTTTGAAGAAATTGAAATTCCAATATACAACTCTCGTGCATATTTGGCAGGTAGACACAATTGGGATCCAATTACACTAAACTTACGCGAGGATGTTACTGGAAGCATTCAAAAACTAGTAGGCGAGCAGTTACAGAAACAATTCGATTTCTACGAGCAGTCATCTGCTGCATCGGGTATTGATTACAAGTTTACTACTAGAATTGAGATACTAGACGGCGGTAACGGCCAATATGCCCCAGCAGGCGGCGCAGGTATTTTAGAAACATGGGAGTGCTACGGTTGCTTTATTCAAAATGCTAACTATAATACATTAGCATATTCAAGCAACGACCCTGTTTCAATTACCATGGCAATACGTTATGACAACGCTATACAATCACCACAAGGTACTGGTGTTGGTACAAACGTTGGCCGTAATACAGGTTCATTAATTACAGGCGGCGGCTCTTAATAAGTACTGTTTGATTTTTTTAATTAAAAAAGGAGCTTCGGCTCCTTTTTTTATTATGTGCACACTTAATAACACTGGATAAATAATAGTATGTCCAACTACAGCGAGTATCTTGACAATTTATTTAAAGGTATTACTAATCCTAAAGGAACTCTTGGTGACGCCGCACATGCCCAAGCCGTGTTTAGACGAAACTTTTATAGGTTGGCACCTCGACAAAAATTTCTATATCATACAGTATTTGAATTAAGTGATGATGCTTTGCGAGTGCTTACTACTTTCAATCAAAATACAATATTACAAAAAGAAATAAACCTGCTGGTAAAAACTGCTGACTTGCCAAAGATGAATGTAGAGGTTACTACTAAAAATATGTACAACAGAAAAAAGAACGTTCAAACAGCAATATCTTATGATCCCGTAAACATATCATTTCACGACGACAACCTTGGGTTAACAACTGCATTATTAGAAGGATACTATCGATATTATTATGTTGACGGCAATCATCGATCTGACACAATAGCGTTTGATCCTCGTAATACATACAAAGGCGAAAGTTTTCACGGCTATAGATACGGCTTTGATAATGATAGCATAGGACCGTTCTTTAAAAGTATACAAATATTTCAGCTCGCGAGACAATCATACACAGGTTTCGAATTAATTAATCCTATGCTTACTAGTATTCAACATGACACTATGGACTATAGCGATAGTGTAGGAACTGTAGAAAATCAAATTCAAGTAGCGTATGAAGGAGTACGTTACAGCAGGGGTGGTGTCGAGGAAGGAACACCTAAAGGATTCGCAGAAGAGCATTATGACAAATCGCCTAGTCCTAATACACTTGCAGGCGGCAACACAAACTTTTTTGGCCCCGGGGGAGTATTTGAAAGCTTGTTTGAAATTTGGGAAAATAGTAGATAAATTCACAACTCGAGCATAAGCACAACAGAGGATAATATAATGGCAAGTTTACCATCACCAGAAACTACAGATAGTGCAAAACCAGTCTTAGATTTTTTTAACGCATACCAAAAAGAACCAATTTCACTTGCATCAAATGACGTAGACAGTGTAGTTGGCTTTTTTGAGAAACGAGGCTTCGAAAAGTCGGCAGCAATCAGTGTTGCATCTACTATTATTACACAAGCAAAAACAGACAACATAAAAGTTTTTAAAATATTAGACACATTGCGTGGGCTATCCTCTGTACAGCTTAGTGTTGTAGTAACAGAAATTCTAAATTACGATAGACCTAAAATAAGTTCACTTGGGTTTAAACTAAAAGAAACTATTGCAGAATTAGAAGCTAGAAATATTATATATTAATGTCTCGATTCGCCCAAGGAAAATACTCTCCAAAAAACCCAGAAAAGTACATGGGCAATAGAGAGCCTACGTATAGAAGCAGTTGGGAATTTGCGTTTTGCAGATTTTGTGATGAGCACCCAAATGTAATACAATGGGCAAGTGAAAGTATAAAAATACCGTATCGAAATCCTCTTACAGGTAAAAAAACAATCTATGTCCCTGATTTTCTAATATCATTTTCGGATGCTAAAGGAAAAAGTAGAGTTGAACTTATTGAAGTGAAACCTGAAAATCAAACACGCAGAGATAAATTAGGACGCAGTCGTGCTAATCAAGCAGCATGGATTGTAAATCAAGCCAAATGGGAAGCTGCTGCCAAGTGGTGTAAATCAAAAGGCATATTTTTTAGAGTAGTTAACGAAGCAGATATTTTCCATCAAGGCAAGCGACGATAAATAATAGTAGCAGTTAATGGTGATATTATGACTAAAAAATTAGAAGAATTACTCGACTTGCCTGACAGCAAAGAAATAATAGATGCAGCTAAGACAGAAGACAACCGTAAAGCTAAAGCAGAAAAGGCGCTTGTTGAACAAAAAGACGATGTTCGCAGTCTAGAGGAACTAGATAAAATAGCAGGTGCTCTCCCAGCTGTTAAAGGACTAGGAGATAAAGCAGATAGTGAACTAAATGACATTGCTGATAAGGCTCTTCAAGCATACGAGGATCTTATGGATTTAGGTATGAATGTTGAAAGTCGTTACAGCGGTCGTGTATTTGAAGTTGCAGGCGGCATGTTAAAAACTAGTTTAGATGCCAAAACCGCTAAACTAGACAAAAAGTTAAAAATGATTGAGCTACAACTTAAAAAAGAAAAAATGGATAAAGATAGCGGCCCGCATGACGACGGCATGATTAGCGGTGAGGGCTATGTAGTTACTGATCGCAATAGCTTAATAGAGAAACTTAAAGGTTTAGACAAAAAAAATTAAATGCCGTTATTTGAACGAGCAGAAAGATTACCATTCTTCTTAGATGCCTGTCAAATAACTGACTTGCAAAACAAGCAAATTTTAGATTATGGCGGCAATGCTGGAAATATTTTAGTTGACGGATTAGATTATTATAATTTACAACAATCTCAGTACACTTGCTTAGATGTAGACAATGATGCACTAAATCAAGGTTCCAAACTATATCCGCATGCTAACTGGATAAAGCACAATGCATTTAGTCCAGCATATCACCAACAAGGACAACACAACTGCAAATTTCCATTTCCTGATCAAACGTTTGACTATATTTTTGGTTATAGCATTCATAGTCATACTACTTTAGAAGCACTATTATTTGATCTTACGGAAATGTATAGAGTGTGCAAGCCTAACGGAATTATTGCAACAACAGTAGTTGACGCAGATTTTTGTCAACATTTATGGGCTAAAAGAGTAAGAGACTACGGTAGTGCTATTGATTATAAAGAAATAGCAGCAACACAAACTTATAATTATTTTATAAACAACAATGTACTAACTCAAACAAGTCGAACTAATGTTGATATAAAGTTTTTTATCTCTATATACAATTTAAACTGGCTTTGTTCTAAATTAAAATCT